AATATTATTACGGTGGCGAGCTAAGCTCCGGCGTAGCTAAGGCTGCTGCGTAGCGTAGTGGTACCTACCCTCCCAGGGGTACACACCGCCGCGCGTGTCGCAAATTGATGCCGGGATCAGCCTGGATCGTCTTCTCCGGGGAGTTTTGGAGAGAGAAAATCTACTTTTGCAGAGCACTCTCACGCGCCTTTCAGTCAATGAGTGGGGGGTATTTTTGTCAAATACCCAATATAGACCCCAAATGAAACTCCGATATATTGGTGTCCTCATTCACCTATTTGGGTTCCAACTATTTACCTTGTACGGTAAATGTAATAAATTTTTACAGTTGTGATAAAAAGTTAATTTCAAATATGGATTTTTTTTTTCTTTTATTCTGTTTTATTTTTCTTTTGTGGATGTTTAGATGTGTTTGTATGTTTTGAGTTTCTTTTCCATGCTGCGCAACCAATAGACAAATAAATGATATTGATTGGTTAGTTATTTTTTCATTGTTTTTAATTTTTTTTTTCGGATACATAATTATGGTCTAGGGTTAAGGTCAGACAGTTTTTTAGATAATTCACATTATCAATTATACAAATAATCTGGGCCACTCAGGTTCTTTCCAGGAATGTTCCAGGTGTGGGTCCCACACAAAACAGCAGAGACCCCGCTCGCCACCGGT